GTCAAGGACGGTGACAAGCCGCCTAGCGCAAGGAAGCTAACGCCAGATCAAGTGAAGTGGCATGCGATGGCAGCGGGGCAGGGCGTAAAGGTTCACGTAGTCAAATCGGTAGAGCAAGCGTTGGCGATATTCACGGAGGGCATATGCCAAAAGTGAGCGAGATTTTTGACGAGCGAGAGGATGAGGCGGAAGAAATGATGTGCTCGCATGACGGGTTTCTCACGGATGAAGAACTAAACGAGCTTGGGTTTAGGACTGGCTTTGAAGATTTTCTTAGCGAATGCGAGATGAACGCAAGAACGCAGTGGGAGTTTAGCTTCATCGAAGATATCGCAAACAGGTACGCCTATGAGGGCGGAGATTTGGTTCTGTCAGATGCGCAACTGGAAAAGTTGAACGCAATAGCTTCGGGTACGAACAGCACACGGCACATACGCTTTTAAGGGGAGCGGGATGATTCTTGATGACGATCTGTACCAAGCATATTTGCGGGCGGGCGCGTGCGAGGCAACTGCAAAAGAGGTTGCGTCCGAGCACGGATTTCAAATGCGCCGCAGGATTGAGCGAGAAAAACGACACCTAGACATTATCGACTTGCTCGGGAGAACTCAGCTCAGCTTGGCTGGGATCGCAAATCGGGTTGGGTGTCACAAGGAGACGGTTAGACAGGTGAAGTTAAAAAGCGTCGCGTAGATTGAAAAAACGCGACGGTCAACAAGTTAATCTGAAATTAGGGAGACACCAAAACAATGCATATGGGCAACCGACTTACATAGACCGAAATGCAGCAGCTCGCAGCCGTAGGCTTGTTTCACAATGACCCCGGAGAATTTGGGGATACTCTCGCCCCCCTGTCTTTCGATGAAAAGAAAAGCAGGAATCAAGATCAAGATGATCTAGGGCAGCACGTCGGGCTTAGCCGTTCGGCGATGGATGCTCTCTTGGCAAGTCCAGCATTTAACGGTTTTGCAGCGCACAGCGGACGGTCATAAAGACGGGGCTATAAATGGCCTGCAAAAAACTTCGGCGGCAGCATCAAATACGGCCAGCGTACGCGTTGGCGGGATCAAGGAGGCGCAGGGCAACCCTCGCCGTAACTCCCGAAGCCTTGGATTGCTGAAAAGGATACCGGTATCCGTTCCGCCGAACCTATGCAACACCGCAGCGCCATGGCTGGCGATGCGTGGAACAAAACGAGGAAGCATGAAGGGTTATCCGAACGACAATCCCAAGGCTGCTATTGGCGCGCTGAAGGTTCCGCTACATCTAGTCCCGCCGAGTGCTAAGCACTTCTTGGCGCTGGCGCTAGAGGACGGAGCTAAGAAGTACGGCCCGTACAACTGGCGGCAGTCGAAGGTTTCGTTTTCGACCTACTATGGAGCCGCGCAGCGTCACTCTGACGCATGTTGGGATGGTGAGGACGTGGCGCGAGATAGCCTCGTGCATCACCTTAGTCACGCGATGGCCTGCTATGCAATCGTGCTGGACGCACTGCACTGCGGGATGCTGATTGACGACCGCCCGCCGCGCGGAGGTACGCCGAAGCTTCAGGACGATTACTTGGCGCGGAGTGGGCATATTGAACCGGGCAGCGTTGACGCTGAAATAGCGGAAACCCTGCTGGCATCCGGCGCAACTCCTGCGCAAGCCGAAGCGGTGGATTGATTGAGAATTGATTTCCGAATCGCGGCTCTAGCTTTTCTTTGGTGGTGGATGGAAACGGCCTACTTTGGCTGGAATCTGACCCCGCAAAGTACAGCAGAGCTATTTGCCGATGGCCTCGCGCTCGCGCTGTATGCGCTGGCATATGCGGCAGGAAGGCATTGATGCATCGCCATTTCATCATCCCGGATCGTCAGGCCCGTCCTGGCGTTCCGCTTGACCATAACAGGTGGCTAGGCCGCGCAATCGCAGACTATCGGCCCGACGTGCTGATTGACCTAGGCGATAACGCGGACTTCCCGAGCGTATCGAGTCATTCGGCGCCGGGATCACTGGACAAGGAAGGCGCGCGGCTTAGCGCAGACATTGCGGCAGCGCAGGAAGCGGATCGCATCTTGTTTGAAGGCATGGGGAAGTTCCGTCCGAAGCGCATGGTGCGGCTTCGAGGCAACCACGAGGACCGGCTAGACCGCTACCTGCGGGCGAATCCGGTACTTGAGGGGCTGATTAGCCTAGACCTTCTGCAAGATAGCGCTTGGAAGATTGTGCCTTTTCGCAATGGCGCTCCCGGTGTAATCGAAATTGACGGTATCGGCTACGCGCACTATTTCGCGAACCCGAACACCGGCAAGCCGATAGGCGGAACCGCAACGTACAAGCTGGCAGCAATCGGCCAGCCGTTCGTTCAGGGCCATGTGCAGGGATATGACATAGGCACGCGGCAGTATGCAACAGGTCGCGTCGTGCGCGGGATTGTGGCGGGAAGCTGCTACTTGCACGATGAGCCTTACAAGGGCGCGGCAAACTCGCACGACCGCTGTGCTGTAGTGTTGAACGAAGTACGCGGTGGCAGGTTTAGCGAAATGCCCCTGACGCTCGATTACCTTTGCCGGAAATACGAAAAAACGAGTCTGGCGCGGTTCCTACAGAGGAAATATCGCAATGCAAAACAGCGATTCAGCCTCGCCGCCTGACGAGTAGAAAGACGATGACCTCGACATGGTATCCGTGCCATGCGAGACCGCCTACATGGGCGAGGGGGAATTACTGATATTCGATTGGGCTGAGTTTTGCGAGGCGTTCGATTGCTACGCAGCCACCTTCCGAAGCGGTCAGTTATTCATCCTTGATCGGCAGACAAAGCGTTGGCGCGATGCCGAAAGCCCGAAAGGAGAGAGAGGCAAATTAGCCTCCGTGAAGAAAACCATAGGGGATTAGCAATGAATAACCAGATAGGGTGCTTTTGATCGTGGCGCAGCTAGGCGGCTACGACCCCGTTGGCTTCGGGAAGGTAATGCAGTCGGTCGAAAACTTGTCCGAGTAGCTTGATCGTCTCGGGGACGAGCTAGAGAAGATCGAAAACAGAATCGAGGAAATGGAGAAACGGTTCTCTACTGGTAGAGCATGGTTGCTCGGGCTGATGTTCGGCCTTGGTTGCGTGGTGTACGGCGCAAAGGACTTCGTGCTGAAACTGTTCGCTGGCGGCGCATCGCATTGACAATTAAGGCGCTCCATATTGAGTGGACTTACGACTGCCATAGCTGCGAAGTGTGCGGGTCAAGTGACGCCTATGGATATAGGGCCACTCTCGATGGCGAGCTGTTGTCAGAGTTTGAGCCGATAGCACATTGTTATGACGGCAAGTCAATTGATTCTGCCGAGGCTTATCGAGCCATATTCAAAGCACTCGGCTATGCGATCACCGAGAGCGAAGGAGAATGAACCTCGGAGACGCGCTCGCGATATTCCTGGCGGCGTTAGTCGTCGGATTCGTAGCCTCGTTATTCCGAGAACCAAAATGGGCTAAGGGGCAGGACGAAGATGGATCTACTTGATTTAATCATCGCCTGTGTAATCGCCACCCTCATCGTGAGTGAGATTGGCCGACGACTGAAACTATTGGAGAGATTCATCATGACGACCAAGCAAGAAGTGCTCGATACCATCGCTGCTGACTTCAAGAAGATCAGCGACAAGCTTTCCGCGCTGCAAGCGGCTGCCGATGAAAACGGCAAGGTGGAAGCTGCGGACCTCGGCGACGTTAAGGCGGCGGTTGATGCCGCGACTGATGCGTTGCTCAACCCGCCTGCTCCTGCGGCTTAACTGAATTTGCATGCTCGGCGTGGAAGGACACGCGGGGTTCTTGAAGGCCCCTTAACAGACCTAGGTCGCAACTCTTCAAGGTGACGACCAAGGACTAGTGAGCAATGAGCGTCGAAGGTGCCTGACGCCGCCCCGAGGGGTTCTAGTAGGCAAGCCGGAATCAAGCCCGGCAGCATGCAAACCTATTTGCGGTCGAGCCAAGTGCTGGTAAGTCGTAGCGGACCAATCGAAAGGCATAGGGCGAAAGCCTGACCTACCTGCCGGGTAATAGGGTTGGTTAAAAAGAGCCGCATAAGTCCCGTGGACGCGCACCGCAAACCCAATACGAAGTAACACATGATTAGTTTTTTTGGTTGGCTGCGCGCTTGGATTTTTGCTGGCACATGTGCCGCAGGCGCGCTTGGATGCAGTTTGGGCGTGGCTCAAGTCGAAATACAGCAAAGCTACCGCGAGCAAGTAAGTGACGGACAGCACGGTCCCGGCCCGACTGTGGGCGAAGGTGGACAAGAATGCCCCAAATGGATGCTGGGCTTGGACTGCAAAAGCGACCTGCCGTTATGGATATGGTCGCTTGAGCAATGGGCGGCATCAGCAAGTCAGGGCGCATCACGTTTCTTGGAAGTTGGCAGGAAACGTAATCCCAGCGGGCATGATGCTTTGTCACAAATGCGACAACCCAAAATGCGTAAACCCGGATCACTTATTCCTCGGGACCGCAAAGGACAATACGCACGATATGATGAGAAAGGGCCGCATGAAGAAGCCGCCAACTCATCGCGGAGAAAGCCATCCTCGGGCAAAGTTCAGCCTGGAAACCGCGAAGTCAATTCTGACTGACCCGCGTCCGGTGAAAATCATTGCGAGAGAGCTTGGTGTGTCTGATAAAACTATTTATTGCATTCGTGCTGGCACTTCATGGCGGCAACTTCGGAGCGGACAAAGTGCAAATCTCTGATGCTGGCATAGATGCGATCAAGCATCGCGAATGCAGGCCGCCTGACTTCGACTATGTTCTCGTCGCGTATGACGATGGATACGGAAACATCACGGCGGGTTGCGGTCATGTCGCGCCAGAATTGAAAGCTGGCGAGAGGATAATGCCGGAATAGGCCAAAGCATGGCTGCTTAGCGATATGTCCGGCGTAGAGGCGTCGATAAATCGCAGCGTAAAGGTCGCGCTCACATAGGCGCAATACGACACGCTTTGCTCAGTGGTGCTAAACATCGGCGTTCCGGCCTTCGAGAAATCGACGCTGCTGAAGAAGTTGAACGCAGGGCAATACGAACAGGTTCCGGTAGAACTGCGGCGCTGGATTTACGCAGGCGGTCAGGTAAGCCCCGGATTGCAGAATCGGCGCAACAGCGAAATCGGGCAGTGGTCGAAAGGACAGTTCGTTAGCAGCCTTCAGCCTGATGCACCGCCGCGTATTTCGCCTGAGGCAAAGCGCAGACTGGCAGCGGCGGCATCAGCGGTAGCTGGCGCATCGACGGGCATCGGCGCTGCTGTATCTCAGGCGCAGGCGCAGGCAGCGACAACCGGTCATTGGACGACCGGCCTGATTATCGGCGTCCTCGTCTCAATCGCGCTGGCGATCTTCGCGGCGATTCACAGTAGGGCGGAATGAAAACAGTCCTCGCCATCCTCCTGTTCGTATCAATCGCGCTGAACTTCGCGCAGCGGTTCTACGAAATGGCGTTGGTCGAGAAGATGGATCACATGGCCGATGGCGAACAGGTGATTGCGCTGGCCCGAGAGGTTGAGCGCCAGTGCATCGCCAAGGCCACGAAGCAAATGCGGTTTGAGATGGGGACGACTTGCACATGAGTGGGTTTACATTTGAAGAGGCAAGCCTATACGTCTTCACAAAGCGACGTGGGCTGCTTGATCGCTTAGCAGACGCCTCAGAGGTAAACCTTCCGTGCCCCGAGGATTGCGGCGAAGGTCCTACAAGAAACGAAATGGTCGCCAACCTGCTCGCGAAACTTAATTCAAAGGAGATCAGCCCCTCATGAATAACGACGACTTCCACGGGTTCTGCGCTAACGGCACGACAGACGTTGCAAAGACTGGCGGGTGCGACAAGGGAACGGTTGACGCAATCATTGCTGGCGTCGTGAAGATCTGATGTTCGGCATCTTCACCCGCATCAAGGAATGGCTAATCGGCATCGGCATTAGCGTAATGCTGGTCCTCGCCGCGCTAGTGGTCGGATTCCGCAAGGGTGACAAGGCGGGCAAGGCTGACGTAGAAGTGAAGGCTGCGCAGGCGATGAACGCCAACGTCATCAAAGCCACGACGATCACGCATGAAGTCCAGGCCAAGCCAGCGGGTGCGGCAGCGAAGCAACTGCAAAACGAATGGAGCCGCGACTAATGCTGCGCAGGCTGAGATTCTGGCTCGATATGGGCCTATACGAATGGCGCGTTATGTGGGCGTGCGTGGCGCTCTCCGTTGGCTGTTCGGTGCTGACTGCGTGCGCCACAACCCCGGTCACTGTGAATGATTATTGCGCGATAGCGTCGCCGATATTGGTCTCCCGGTCTGACGTTCTGACTGACGCTACTGCGAAAGCCATCCTAGCCGCCAACGAAACCGGCGCGAAACTCTGCAAGTGGAAGCACAAATGACCAAAGAACGATGGGCATACATCAAGGCGCTGCCTGCCAACTCGCAGCGCTACACCCATATCTCGTGCTACGCGCGCATGGTCAAAGACGACTAGGGCGCGATTGTCCCATATATCCAGAAACCCGGATTCACCTACACGCGCACTGCGCGAACCTAAAGGACAAGTCATGTCGCATCATTCGCACCCAGCCAATCCAGCGCCTGCCGCGCCGGTCCTCGCGAGCATCCTTTCGACGGATGAGCGGGGCTTTTCGGTTATCGACCTTCTCGCCTAGGAAAAGGCGAATAACCCGAATTGGTCGCGCGCACCGGACCTGTACAACATCAAACTTGCGAATGGCAATCTGTCGAATCAGGCGAATTGCCTTCTCTGCGACGTGACCGCCAATAGCGTGCTGAACGGCGATCACCCTTTCGACGCCCGCGCAACCAATCAGTGCTTCGCTATCTCGCCGCCCGCACATCCTGGCCGACTGTTTGAGCAGTGCTTGCCGTACAACGACGCGGTTTCGTTCGGCAGCAGCGTAACGCTCGCGGATATCCCGCGATTCATCGCTACGTGTAACGCTCAGTACGCCGCAGCAGTTGCGCGAGGCGATGCCAACGCATGGCAGCTCATCCCGGCAATTGACCATCCTGTTGGGCCGGTTGCTGAGTAATGAGACTCACGCTGCCTTGGGTTCTTGCAGGGGAGCTGTTCCCCGATCCATTTGCATGGGCGGCAAACCACGAGTTCAGCGGATTCACGCCATTCGACTTAATTGATTTCGATGGCAAGCGCGGTTATCGCGCAGTCCTGAAATACATCCTTGATCGGCTGGACGAGAAAGACGCCAAGGAACCGGGCTAAGTGGAGTACAGCGAATACACCACGAAGCAACTGCTAGATACCATGGCGCTGTACCTCAAGCACGTTAGCTCAATCCTCGGCGAACTGAAGGCGCGGCAGATCGACCACAACGCGGCGCAGCAGGTTAAGGCGCTACTGAGCAGGGCTAGGAACGCAAGTTGAACCCAACCGAACGAATCCTAGCCAGCATCAAGCGCGAACACCTGTTAGCCGAGATAGCCCAGGTGTGCGAGTGGAACAAGCAGCGATTAGCAATGAATGATGGGGCGCGATTAGGCTCTGAAGCGGTCCCTAAAACCGTTAATGTCGGTGCGATTCCGACCGCCCCCGCCAAACAGGAAAGTTAATGTCAGCCAGTATTCCGGCATATCGACTCACTGCTCCCAACGGCTTAACGAGCGACCTATAGCTGGTTGACGTACAGACAGGCGAGCGCATCAGGAACATATCGCGCATCGTGGTTGATCTAGAGCCGGATGATGTAGTTAGGGCAACCGTTACGATAGTTGGCGTTGAGCTAGACCTGAACCTGTTAGTGCCTGGCGTGACGGTGCTGAATGCTACGGTAGACGAACCGTTTAAACAGGTGTTCGTAGATCCGGACGCTAAGTATGTTTAGTACGCAGAGGCCAAGTGCGGCGAGTTAGAACACGCCAATACCGTAGGTGAACCATGAGACTCAGCGGCGACAAAGCAGACCACGCATACCACGACCTAGCAAAGGGCGGCTGGTATGAGGCAACAGTAGATGGTCAGACAGTAATGGATTGGGTCACTGCCGATGAGGAACAGGGCGTAGTGATAGACGATAGAGACGTTGCCCACTCGGGCAGCGTTGTCATTCGTGTCATTCCTTCAATCGCAGTCGGCGCGCAGCAGATGGCGCGAGCAGTGCTACACGGCATGCGGACTGAGTACAACACAAGGGCCAGCCGTGCCAACCCAACCGCCCAAGTTCAAACCGCCCAAGGTGAAGGCGTAGTAGCTGCAACCGCCGAGGTCGGCGCGGAATTATCAGACGAACAGCCCATAGTGGCGCAGGATACGAGCGCACCAGCTCAGGAACTACCCACTATGCGCAGACTGTTTGGCAAGAGGACTAGCAGTAGCCGCTAACGAGGTTGATCACGTAGACGGCGACGCGACAAACGATAATCCGAGCAATCACCAATCGCTATGTAAGCCCTGCCACAGTAGAAAGACAGCACTAGAGGATGGTGGATTCGGAATGGCAACACAGCGTAGCAGGGGAGCAGGAGCGCCAAGCGGATCGTTCTATCAGCGCAGCCAGTGAGTCGAGGGGATGCACAGAGAGGGCATGAACGGTCAGCGACACGGGGTAACCCAGTCTATTCTCTACACTTTTCAGCTTGCGATCCGTTCGCGCCTCGTTTTTTGACACATGCAGTTCAAAGCTTTCAAAAATGAGCAACTCACGTAAGCCCCACAACCTGAAGGTCATAGACGGCACGGTCCAGAAATGCCGTGAAACCGAGGGCGTGGAGCTTCCGCTGGTCGATTCCGTGCCGCCCGCGCCGGACTGGTTGCCGAACACTCATGCGGTGAACGAGTGGCAACGGCTTGCCTCGGTGCTCACTGCGAACCGGCTGTTGACGTAGCCTGGGTTATCGACGCTCGCGCACCTTTGCGCGTTGCACGGCAAGATTGTTTAGCTATATGCGGCTGGTGAGGCTCCAAATGGGGCGATGCTGTCATGTTATCGCGGGTTGGCGAATGACTTCGGCCTCACGCCAGTTGCTCAAGGGAAAGTAAGACCGAGTGGCGAAGAAACGAAAAAGAACCGATTCGCCGGAAGAGGGCAGCGGCCAGCGTGATTTCATCGCGATTGCCAAGGCTTACGCAGCCAAGGCGGTCGCGAACGAGTGCGGGACATTTGGAAAATGGATCCGGCTTGCGGCGCAACGGTTCCTGACCGATCTGGACCGGGCGAAGTAGAAGGACGCTCCATTTACCTTCGATGAGTGGCACGCCTGCGATGCGTGCCTATTTATCGAGGACTTGCCCCACGTTGAGGGCGTGTGGGATACGCCGAACATCGTCTTGCACCCCTCGCATGTGTTCTTCGTGGTGCAGTTGTTCGGGTTTCGGAAGCTGGACGGCACTCGGCGGTTTACCTCTGCGCTTTTTGCAGTCGCGCGGAAGAACGCCAAGAGCACATTAGCATCGGCAATCCTTCTCTACTGCCAGTGCTGCGAACAGGAACCTGGCGCGCAGGTCATCAGCGCGGCAACAACCGGCTCACAGGCTCGCATCATCTTCAACGTGGCGAAGGCGATGGCGACGAAATGCGCCGACCTTCGCGAGTATTTCGGGCTGGAATGCTTCGCCAATTCGATTGCCCGCATGGAAACGGGCGCGAGTTTCAAGCCGATCAACGCGAAAGCGTCAACGCAGGACGGTTTGAACCCATCGCACGTCGGATTGGATGAGATCCACGCGCATAAGACACACGATCTGCTTAACGTCATCACTTCAGCGGCCGGCGCTAGGCGAAGCCCGCTGTTCTTGTACACGACCACGGAGGGGTTCGAGAATCCCGGGCCGTGGGGCGAGCTTCGGCACTTCGCGAAGCAATTGCTGGATGGAATTGTCGAGGCCGACCATTTTCTAGCACTGCTGTACGCGATTGATGACGAGGACGACGAGTTTGACGAGCGGGCATGGCCGAAAGCTAACCCGCTGATGGACGTAAACCCGCACCTTGCAGAGGCGATCCGCAAGGAAGCGGTAGAAGCTAAGGCGATGCCGGGCAAGCACGCCGAGTTCAAGATCAAGCGATGCAATCGGCAGTCAGCAACAAACGAGGGATGGGTAGACCTCGGCAAGTGGAAGGCGTGCGATGGCAAGGTTGACCTAGACTTCCTGCGCGGCAAACCCTGCTGGGGCGGCCTTGATCTAGCCGCAACACGCGACTTCTGCGCGTTCCGATTGGTGTGGCGGGTGGATGGGGTCTACTACACGCTAGGAAAGCGCTGGGTGCCTCGCGACGCGGTTTTCCAGCGCACCAAACGCGGCAGTGTCAACTATGCCGGGTGGGTCGCGAGCGGCCTTCTGACGCAGACTGAGGGCGATGTAGCGGACTACGGCGTCATCGAGCGCGAGATTGTCGCGTTGTGGGAGGAGTTCCAGCCGAAAGCCATCGGGTTTGACGACTGGAACGCGACGGACATAGTAAACCGGCTCATCACCGCGGGACTGCCCATGTTGCAGTTCATCCAAGGGCCGAAATCGTATCACCCGGCGATGCAGGAGCTTGAAAGAGCCTACATTGGCGGTCAACTACATCACGGCGGCGACCCGCTGCTTAACTGGTGCGCATCTAACGTAGTGGCGAGGGCTGACGACAATATGAACATCAAGCCGAGCAAGAAGAAGTCGCCCGACAAGATAGACGATTTTTGCGCGCTCACGATGGCGATTGGCGTCTCACTCGCTGATAAAACCGGCACTTCATTTTGGGAAACGGCAGCATGAGCTGGTATCACCGCCTTTTGCCTTAGTCCCGCAAGAGTATCGACAACTCGATGGATCTTTTCGCCGAGTTGTACGGCGGAAGGCTCACGAAATCGGGCAAAGTCGTCAATTACAAGACGGCGGTAGAGGTTTCTAGCGTTCTGGCGTGCGCGCGAGTCATCGCGGAGGGCATTGCATAGGTTCCGCTGAAAATCTTCTAGGACAGCGGCACGACAAAGCTACCTGTTCCGAATCACTCGCTTTACTAGCTTCTTCACCTTCGCCCTAACCCCTGGCAGACAAGTTTCGAGTTTTTCGAGACCCTAATGCTGCATTTGGTGCTGACGGGCAACTCCTATTGCTTCAAGAACGTCGTTCGCGGCAACATCATCGAGCTTTTGCCGCTGGATCCGGGTACGGTTATGGTGCGGCGCGCGCCGGACTGGACGCTGACGTATGAAGTCACGATCTAGGGAGAGACGCGGACGCTTACGAGCGATCAGGTATGGCACGTCAAGGGGCCGAGCTGGTCAACATGGCTCGGACTTGATGCTACCTACCTCGCGCGCGACGCCATTGGTCTTGCGATTGCGACGGAAGAAAGCCATGCGAGCCTGCACAAGAACGGCGTGCGCACCAGCGGCACGTTGTCCGTGGAGGGAACGCTTGACGACAAGCAATATAAACAGCTCGCAGACTGGCTGAAAAAGCACTATATCGGCTCGCAGAATGCGGGCGTGCCGCTCATTATGGACCGCAACGCCAAATGGCTGGGCGATCAGATGAAAGGTGTAGACGCACAGCACCTTGAAACGCGCAAATATCAGGTTGAGGACATTTGTCGCCACTTCCGCGTTATGCCGATCATGGTCGGCTACTCGGACAAGCTGACAACCTATGCCAGCTCGGAACAAATGTTCCTTGCTCACGTTGTACACACACTTTCGCCCTGGTATCGACGCCTTGAGCAGTCGATGCTGTGCAATCTAATTTCGGAAAAAGATGCTGCGGCAGGCATCTACCCGAAATTCATCGTGCAAGGGCTGTTGCGGGGCGCGCTGGCGGATACGAAGGACTATTTGGTTGGCCTTTGTACCATTGGCATCATGACGCGCAACGAAGCGCGCGACATGCTCGACATGAACCCGATTGACGGGCTAGACGAACCTCTGACGCCCGTAAACCTTAGCGACGATGACCCTGACGCACCTACCGATCCCGCTGACGCTGGTTCAGGCGGTGACGAGCCAACAAATCCTGCCGGAGCTGCCGCAAATGAATAACCTGAAAGCCGTTTCCTAGAATGCCGATGAATTGCGCGTAGGAAACTATATGGTTTTGTTCGGCGGTAAGGATCTGGCGGGGGAGTTCTTCACCAAGTCCACGAATTTCACGAGCAACTATACCGATTTGGGCGTGATGTACGTGGATTTCGAGCACGGGCTAGACCCGGATGGCATGGGCAACAACCCGAGCAACGTCCTCGGCATCGTGGATTGGAAGTCTGCAAAGGTTGACGACACCGGAATTTATGTAGAACGCATCCTTAATCGGCGCGCTGGCTACATGAAATTCGTAGAAGAAATGATCGCGGCGGGCATCGTCGGCACGTCCAGCTAGGCAGTTCCGGGCAAAACGGGCCGCAAGAGCAACGGTGAAATCGTGGAATGGCCGCTGATGCGCGATTCGCTCACGGTTACGCCGATGGAGCCGCGCATGGTTGGCTCCAATGCGCTGAGTGCGGCGAAATCGCTAGTCGAGACGTT